AAGTTACAAGAAGCACATAACGTTATATGCAGGGTGGCTGAGAAGCAGTCATCTTGCATTGTTATGTGTTCACTTGGCAAGGACTCACTCGTAACATTGGATTTAGTCTATCCACACTTTGAAAGAGTTGTATGTGTATTTATGTACTTTATTAAGGACTTGGACCACATCAACGGCTGGATAAGGTGGGTAAAGAAGAAATATCCAAAGGTCGAGTTTATAGAAGTCCCTCATTGGAATTTAACGTATATTCTTCGTGGCGGTCTATATTGCGTTCCTAATCCAAAAGTAAAGCTGCTGAAACTCGCTGACGTGATTAAGGCAGTGAGGTTAAAGACGGGCATTTACTATACGTTCTTAGGGATGAAGAAAGCTGACGGTATGAACCGAAATCTTATGCTTAAAGGCTATGAAGCCAACGAGTATGAGAATAACGGCTTAGTATATCCGCTTGCATCGTGGACACAAAAAGACGTTAAAGCCTATATGCGCATGAAGCGTTTGCCGCAACCCGTTTTGTATGGGAACAAAGCAAGTAACGGATTAGGATTTAACATAGACTGCTTTACGTGGCTTAATGAACACTATCCGCAGGACTTGCAGAAGATATATGCAGTGTTTCCAATGAGTGAGAGAATTTTATTTGAACAGAATTATAAACAGGATAACAAAGAATAATTATAGCAAGAAGAAAATCCGTAAATGACATAATGAATCAAGCAAATTCCATCATGAGCCGTAGCCGTGGAAATAGTTCAAGAATCGACAAGGTCAGAAACACCTCATTCCGCTATTATGACAACATAAGGAAGTCACAAGGAAAATGGAATTATAATGATGATAGTTCATATAACAAAAAATATCCTCGTTCTACCTATATGGGAACGAAAGCAAAAGGCACAGTAGCATGATAACAACCAAAAAATTAGAACTATGGCAAGAAAGTCATTGAATGATTTAGCCTCGCAACTAATGAGGATACAACGTTTAGGCAGTAGCGCACGAATAAACAAAGCGAATGCCGTATTTAAGCGATACTCACAAAATATAAAAAAGAGTGGGAAAACAAATATTGCGGTTAACGGAGAAATCCATTATCAACCATTTAAAAAAATTTCCCGTTCCACCTATATGGGATTGAATAACGGATAACAATAAACAGAGACAAGTCAGATGGATAACAAATACTTCACATCAGAGAGCGTGGAACTCCTACGCTCTCAAATAAAACTTCACGAGCAGAACCCTCGTACAATTCCCGAAGAGAACCGCAAGGCTCTCAAACGTGGTATAAAGAAATTCGGTATGGTCGGAGGCATCGTGGTGAACAAGCGGACAGGATATACACTTGTAAGCGGACATCAACGGCTTTCGGTCATGGACGAACTCCAAAAGTACAATACTCAAACAAAGGATAACGACTACCCTATCCGAGTGGACTTGATAGACGTTGAGGAGAAAAAAGAAAAAGAGCTTCTTATACTTCTCAACAACCCATCAGCACAGGGCGAGTGGAACTACGATACACTCCGTGAGCTTATCCCTGACATCGACTACAAAGACGCAGGACTAACAGAACAAGACCTCGATATTATCGGTGTGGATTTCAACTTTCAGACAGAAGAAGAAAACAACATCGCTGATGAACTCGAAACGCTCATGGAACCCGTCAGAGAGGAACGTCAAGCAGAAGTAGCACAAAAGCAAGCAGAAAGAGCGGAGAAAGTTGCTCATATGAAGCAAGTAAAAGAAGAAGTGAAACAAGCTGCTACAAAGGCAGCCGCAAATATGGACGCTTATCTTATGTTATCATTCGACAATTGGGATGCAAAAGCAGAGTTTTGTGAGAAATTCGGGTTTAACCCCGATGAGAAGTTCCTCAAAGGTGAAGTATTCTCTGAAAAGATAGAAACCCTTTTAACTGAATAGTTATGGCAAAACCAAAACACGACTACGATAGTGAAGATTTCTACAAGCGCATAGAAGGTCTTGCAATGAACGGATACACGGATGAGGAGATAGCAAACGAGCTTAATCTATGCAGAGAGGTATTCACTTGCATGAAAAACGGCAACTATGAGAATTGGACGGATGAAGAAAACAAAAGACGTGGAGATCGTATAAATAACGTCTTAGCACATGGACGGACAAGGATAGTAGCTTTACTTCGTGGTACATACATCAAGGGTGCGATTGGTGGAAAGAAGACCAAATCAAGGATAGTTAAGTTCGTACAAGATAAATGCGAGTGTATGGGGGCAGATAAGAAATGCCCCTATTGCGGTGGTACTGGATGGGTGACGCTGACGGATAAAGCAGTGGTGCAAGAGTCCGAGATGGAACTACCTCCTAACATGCAAGCTATTGCTACCCTACTCTATCACCACGACCCTACATGGCGCAAGATGGAGAAAAAACAAGACGATGAAGATGCTTTGTACTCCGAGAATGGTATCGACATTGATAAGTGGATGACCGATAACACAAATGAATAGGATAAACCCTCAACAGATATATGCTCCGTTATACCATAACAAGGATAAGTTTATCATTCTTGTTACAGGGGGTAGAGGAAGTGGAAAGAGTTTCAATGTTTCCACTTTCATTGAGCGTCTGTTGTTTGAGGTGAAACACCCTACTCCTGCAAAGAGGATAGTCCACCAGATACTATATACTCGTTACACAATGGTGTCTGCTGGAATGTCCGTTATCCCCGAGTTTATGGAGAAGGTGGAACTTGATGGAAACTCGAAATGGTACACGCACACTAAAACAGATGTAAAGAACCTCCGCAGCGGTGGTGCAGTCATGTTTAGAGGTATTAAGACATCAAGCGGAAATCAAACGGCAAAGTTGAAATCTATTCACGGCGTTACCACCTTTGTTGTCGATGAAGCAGAAGAGTGGGTTTCGGAGAAAGAGTTTGAAACAATTATGCTCTCAATCCGTCAGAAAGGAATACAGAACCGCATTATCATCATTATGAACCCTACTGACAACAACCATTGGGTTTACAAGCGTTTTATTGAGAATACACACAAGGAGGTGATGTATGATGGTGTGCCTGTTCAGATAAGCACCCACCCGAATGTATTGCATATTCATACAACCTACTTGGATAACTTAGAGAACCTTTCCCCCGAGTTCATTAAGGAGGTTGAGGACATGAAAGCTAACAACCCCGAGAAGTACGCTCATACCGTCATGGGTAGATGGGCAGATGTTGCAGAAGGTGCAGTGTTTAAGAAAATCGGAGTTGTTAAGGAGTTCCCGAAGTGGTGCAAAAAGGTTGCTATCGGTGATGACTTTGGATTTACCCACGACCCGAGTGCAGGAATATTATGTGGTATCATTGATAATGACTTATATCTTGATGAGCTTTTCTACCGCACGGGTATGTTGTCATCTGATATAGTAAAGGAACTCAAGCGATATGGCAGCTTAAAGGTATTCTCCGAGAGCGCAGACCCTCGATTGATACAAGAGATACATAACGCAGGTATAAAGATTTACCCCGTAGATAAGAGTGGCAACTCTATCATTGCAGGAATAGATAAGATGCTGTCCTTTGACCATATCTTTGTTACAGAGCGGTCATATAACCTCCGTACAGAGTTCAGAAAGTATGTATGGGATACGGATAAGGACGGCAACTATATCAACCAACCAATAGACAAATACAATCATTGTTTCACTGCAGAAACTTTGGTAAAAACAATTAATGGAGAAAAGAGAATAAATGAAGTGAAAATTGGCGATATGGTTTTAACTTCAAATGGTTATAAAGCAGTAACAAAAACATTCAAAAATGGATGCCGTAAAGTATTGCATATTAGGCTAAAATTTCGTACCTTTATAGTTGAAATAACGGGGACACCCGACCACAAAATTAAAACAAAAAAA